TTACTGAGGCCATTCACAAGCATCCTGACCATCTCGGTATCCTCTGCCCCCATGTCTGGAAGACTCTCCCAAAGCTGTTCTATTTTCTTACAGCTTGTGTCTTTGGGAAGCGGCACATTGGAGAATACTTTATTATGCTTTTTTATGAACTTGACCATGTCTCTTCTGATGCATTTGGTGAAGAACGTAATTCTCTGCGATCTACTGGCATCAAAGGATTTTTCAAGCCTCACAACCGACTGTAGCCCTATCTGGAAAAGATCTTCAAAATCATATAGGTGAGTCTTTCTATACAGAGTGTGAGCTAAGTCGGCTACGAGGCATTCAAATTGTTTATGGACTTCCATGGAGACTCCGTTGGGCACTAAAGGGCGAAGCAATTTTCGAACTTGACAGTGCCTACGGCTTTACGGATGAGTCGCATAGACTTGATCAGGACTTCTGCTGTCATGATAACGTCCCCGAGGGCGTCATGGGATTCCCCTTTGTCTTTCCATCCCATATGTTTGCGGATTAGGGAGTCAGCAGATAGGCGAGCAACATCTTTATTATTTTCGAAAAATAAAAACATTAATTGGAGGACATCTATTGATATCGATGGGTGAAATGGGCTAGATAGCCCAGTTCTAGCTAAATCTCTTTTTAGAATTGGAGTATCATAGTTGTTGATGTTATAGCCCGCTGGAATAGGGCTTTTCCATTTTGTCTTACCATAATTATGTGTATTTACATATGAGACAAAATTTGCCATTCCAGTCTCTAACGAGACGCCCTTCTCGGCGAGCAGAGCATGTCCTTTTTTGTGGATGTTAATAGCCCCATCTGTCAGTTCTTGTAATCCAGCCTTGGCACACTCTTCGCCATATAGAGGCTTAATCAGAACATCGAATTCGCTACCTTCAATAATCTCTAATCTTCTAGAATCAATACATATAGCACCAATTTGTACTATCTGTGCTGTGTCGGTATTTATTCCCGATGTTTCTAAATCGTAACAAATAAAGTTTTCGTAATTAATTGTAATGCTCCTTAATCTTTAGGATTTAAATCTACATCCTGTCTTCCGCCCCCACTATAGACCTTCATGCGACTCAGGTCGGCATATTTCTCCGTTACAGCATCCAGCCCAATCCGCTCTATCTCACCACGGATAAATATGCAGGCTGGAGTATCTGGGGAGATCTCTGGAATGATATTAGAAAACGCACACAGATGTTTACACTTGAAATGGTTGCATGTCTTGCTGATCACGCGGGGAGTTTTATCATCTCGGATAGTCTCGAACTCTTTCTTGATCATGCCTTCGGCCTTGAGGAAGTCCTTGTCATCAAAGGCAAAAGTGAAAACTCCACCGGGAACCATAACCTTATCGATGGTATAGTCGTTCGTGTAGTAGATCGAGATGTAGAAATGTTTATCCGGGTATTTTAGTCGTAAGGCATAGTAATAAAGCAATAATTGCTTATCCTCAGACAGGCAATCATAGGTCTTTACTGTATCGGTTGCCCAGTTGTATCTTCTGCCGCTTTTATAATCTACTACGTGAAAGAAAACATCGTCCTCTTTTAGGATCAGGTCCACAGTCCCCTTGAGTCCTAATCTACCCTCAATTACTTCATCCCCTACCTTGTACGAATAATTGGCCCATTCATGGGGCACCTCAACCTCGAAAAACTCCTCTACAGCATGAACATTTTGATTTAATGGGTTCATCTCTCCGTCCATTTTCGTGACGGCAAGATGAGTCCACTCTAATGTTATCTTCTTAGAGTTCTTGGGCATTATACCCGGAAATAGCTTCTCATAATATGAATGGGATAACTCATTGAAGTACTCTATTGAGCATTTAGCAAATGTTATCTTGCCAAATTCTTCATCAATGAAACTTCGCTTTTTATTCTGTTGGGCTATTTTCTGCTTGCCCAATAGTTCAAGATTTTTATGCATGGTACTACCCATTATAGCTTTACCATTATCCTTATCCTTCATACCTAAAAGATAAGTGAATAAATACTTCTGAGGGCACATCGCATAAGTACCAATAGATGAGCTTCTCAAGTAGGTAAGTATCATAGCGTTCCTTTATATAAAGAGGCGTAGCCTCATTCTGCCTTCGTAACCAGTTCGCTAATCCCTTTTTGGATCAGGAAGTCCAGCAACTCTTGATTAGCAGCAGGCAAGGTTAGATTCTCATTATCTATGACCTTATGGAAAGCTGTGAAATCCTTGAACCCGTCTTCTGATGGGTGTGTATCTCGGACTGGTCGGCGAGTGAGTCTTACGATCGTGCCATCGGCTTCCAGAACAGCCTGTGCCTCATTATCAAAGCGACAGTCAGCAATGACAGCAACAAGGGGAGAGTCCTCCTTGATCTTATTCATGAGGAGGTTTACCCAGACTGGCTCGTACATACGGCGGAAGATATCGGTTCCAACAAACTGGAGAACTTCACGAGCGGTCATGAAGCCACCTTTGTGAACCAGTAGACCCATAGCGGCAAAGTCTGCTTCGTTGATGCCATCATCATTTTTGAAGAATAATTTGCTCGCTACTTCCGGCGTAATGACGCCGGGCATATTTTCCCACTTCAACTTAGTCAAGCTATTCTTGTATTTTCCGTAAGCCTGCTCATGGGAAATGTCAAACATGGTGATGCATAGTTCTTTTAGGGCATCTGCAAAATTATACATCTTCACAAATGGCCAGATCATCTGATCAGCATACTGGGTGTATAGATCGTCCTTACGGGAAAGGTCTAAGACCCCCATATCCTCTTTGACTTCCCCATCCTTCATGTAATGAGTGTTGACCTTAAGCTCACCAGCCTTGGTCATCTCATATTCTCTGATGACCTCATTGAGCTTCAAGATGTGTCCATGGAGAAAATTGGCAGCAGTTGTCTTGCCACTCTCTTTGCTTCCGGCCAAACAAATAATTTGTGTCATAGTTTTAATCCTTGAACTTCTTCTACTGACATTTCCCCAACATCGTCGACAAGAGGCACAACGTGCCTCACGTTAAACAGGCGACTTAGCCTATTACAATCTTCGCGACACTTGTCTCCGGCCTCATCTCGATCGAATACCGTGACCACATCCATCACTCCTGTCTTCTGGAGTAATAACTCTTGCGTATCAGACAACTTACTGCCAAAGATTCCGACAACGTTTCTGATACCGGCCTGATGGAATCTGATCACGTCACCTTGGCCCTCTACTAGTATAAGCTTTCCGCTTTGACATATAGCCTGAAAAGCGAGCCAATATCCATATAGGTGCTCAGATTTCTTGAATCCCTTTTGATTCTTCCATTTGTGGGGGGCGTTGATGAGGGTCCTACCCACACACCCAACCAAAAATTTCCCATTTACATCATAAACGGGAAATACGACCCTCTCATACATTTCCTTTGATGGGTCATTACATACTCCTACGTCGAACTCGTCAAGGATTTGTTGAGAGAATCCTCTTTGTATGTAAAAATTGGCAGGTCTAATAAGCTTCTGTCGTACCTCTTCTCTACTAGGTCCCATCTTCTTTACTGAGTCTCTCAACAACAAATCATTGAAAGCATCAGAGATGTAGTCAATTCGCTCGATTCCGCAGAAAGTCGCAGCTAGATTGATCACTTCAGTAAAAGAAATGTCAGCCTTGGTAGAGGCCAAACCTCTCAATAACCCGAGGATATCTCCGCCAAATTGTTTGTGGCATCCGGCAGTATTACAGAACCACCTACCACAATATTCAGAGGAAGTATCATTGTTCACATTGAAAGCTGTTGTGTTGTCCCCGTTGTGGATGGGGCAATTACATACCAGCAAATTGCCTGACCTATAAGGTTTAACCCCAAAGAAGTCGAGGATTTGGGGAATCTTAGCCTTCATCCCCGCTTTCAGGTTCTGGAGGTCTCTCTGGGAATTCTTTGCTTCTAGAAAGTCGTCTAACAGTGCCAATTTCTCTCATCCTTGCTAGTTCACCCTTCATTTCGAGACAGATGTAGCCATCGTCAGTCATTCCGGGGCCATGTCTTGAAAGTACTGGTACTAGTTTACGGTTGCCGTTTCTAGGGCCATCATCAGCAATTTCATCAATAGACTTTTCTTTTAGGATGGTAAACGATGTACATAGCCAGCCAATTCTATCAGACTGGGAGATAACATCTGCCGACTCTTTTTCGATTCCATCCCTGTTCAACTGAACGAACGACAAGCATGGCACGTCATGCTCTACACAGAAGTTGTGCAGCTTGGTTGCCTGAAAACCCATAGCTTGAAATTCTGCTATGTTCTGGGACAGACCCGAAGAGTCCATCAGCTTGAAATAGTCGTAGATTATTAAGCAGTCTTTGGTTCTTCCGCTTGGCTCGAACCCCACCTCCTTGAGGACCCATCTGCGAGCTATCGAGAGAATTTCGTCGAACCCCTTGCCAGAGACATTAATGTAATGATATGGCATTCCCCTTAGAGTGTCTCTAGCTGATCTCACAAGGTCTACAGCTTGCAAATTAGTCTTGTATTCGGCAAGCTTAATAGTATTGATCTCAATCCCGGAAAGGTTGGCCCAAGATCTATTGATATGATCAAGTTCAGACATCTCTGTATCTAAAACAAGTACTGGTATACCAAGCTTCCCAGCTACATGTACTGCCACATTTTCGCAGAAAATACTCTTGCCACCTTTTGTTCGCGCGCCGACCAGATCAACACATTTACGCAGGAATCCACCTCCTATAGCTTTATCATAGGATGGGAATCCGCTTGGAATTCCTACTTGCTTAATCTCATCTGACATGAGATAATCAAAATAATCCATGCCAATTTCGCCTAGGAGTTTTGGCTTATTCTCATCCTTCTTCATGTAGGAAATAGAGGCATTCTGTATAGGTGACTCTACAACACACACGATATCTGAGAGTGACTCATCGCCAGATATTTCGTTAAGAGATTTGTAGGCCTCCTTTATGGTATCCTGAAGATGCCGGGCAAACTGTAGTCTGCGAATCTTCTTAGCATGTCCGGAAATTCCGGACAACTGGATAGGGGTAGACAGAACCCCATGGAAATGCTTCAGTACATCAGGCTTGTTGACATAGTCACCAAGTGATAGATCTGTCGCTGCCGACAGTAACGACACAAAGTCTATCTTATCAACTTTATTTATGGTGTGTTTTATACATTTGTACATCACCTTGTTAAAGTCTACAGTGAAAGTCCCATCTTCTAGGAAAGCCTCAACATCTAGATAGCAATCAATCCCATATGAGCAAATACCAGCAAGAACAGCTCGTTCACTAGCGACATTACTCAACTCCATCTTTTTTGCCCTTAATCAAACATCTGTCACACTTGTAAACTTCTGCGTCTCTTTTGAAGAGAGGATGCATATCTTCCGTCTTTTTGCAGACAATACAGGCCATGCTGACGGTCTGGAACGGCTTTCGCGTTCTCGGCGAGGGGGTCACATTATCATTGATCAGATCGGCCCCAGCTTCCTCTACTCTTTCCCCAGTGTCAACAAACTCGATCTTGGTATTTGCCGCCTTTTTCTTTTTACTGGCTCGCTTCGTTTTTGGCGGCTCTGGAGCCTTCTGAGCCTTGGTCGGAGTTTGCGATGCCACAGTCCGCCTCATAGAGAAGTCTGACTCAGCGAGTCTCCCAGAGGCCTTGACGGGCATAGTCCCCTCAACCACTGGGTGTTCCAAAGTCCCAGCCAGCATTCGGTAGAATTCTACCACCTTCGACCAGTCCTTTTCATCTATAGCTGTCTTTAGATTATTTATCATACGATTTCTTTTTCCCAAAATCTTGAAGGATATCGGCCATCTTTTTTACTGATTCGAGCTTGTTGTCTGATTGAGCAATCGCCCCAGACAAATATATTCGCATTTTCTCGACTTTTACTGCAAATGTATCTTCCTGAATGATCGCATGTCTCTTTACTTCATACTTCATGTATTCAGAGTGAGCATTCCAGTGTCTGGCCACAATATTATGGAGTATCTCTTCACACCATAACTTTTTAGCTATACACTTATCTAGCTCTTTCCTAAGGAAGATACAATAGGAGTGAAGCTTGAATGAGTATGAGTAGGCATCATCGGAGCTAATAGTGGCCAGATCCTCATATGGCATATCTATGATGATCTGAACCATAGGATCAAATTTACAATCCGGAGTCATAAACTCTAGACAGTATCTATCCACAAATGATGTTAGTTCTTTTAGTCCTGTGATATCGCTGAAGCGATCAAGCTCTTCCATTTTTCCTCCTCGTCGTATGGCAGTTCAACAAGAGTAATCTCATTAAGTTCACACCATTCCCTTTTATCTTTATCTCTTTTACGTGACATCAGGAAGTCGCCCTTTGTCTTGTGAAAGAATGGGACGAATTCATAGTGCTGCCGACCATGTACTTCTATGGCTATCGAGATAGATGGAAGGAATATATCTAGGTAGAGCCCACAACCCGGCAGTGTGACTTCCTCGAAGACAACAACTCCGGGAAGAATCTCCAGTAAAAGAGAAAGGGCTTTTTGGTGAGGGGCTGACTTGGCCCTAGTCTTCCGTTTGGTGGATTGCAGGATCAGCTTATGTTCTTTCCCATCCAGTCCCATCACTAGGCGAGCAATGAGCAAATCTCCTTCTTCAGGAATTCTCCGGCAGAAGGGTTAGATGAAATGAAGTCATATACCTTCTGTTGGCCTTGGAACTTCTGCTCAGCAGCCGCAGATAGTTCTGGGTGCTCGGCCAAAAACGGCATAGTGAACCATGCTCCGGCCTTCTCGATTAGACCAAATGACTCGCCAAGCTCAATATATTCTTTGGTTGAGTCAATACCGTGACCAAACCTAAGGTATGATGTCAC